ATCATATCAATAGCAATAAGGTTTGGCCGACTGCCGTAGGCGGTCCTGTACTATCAACATATAGCTACAATAAAGCATTTACATCATAATAATAATAATATTTAATATAATATTTAATATAACATATCATATCAATAGCAATAAGGTTTGGCCGACTGCCGTAGGCGGTCCTGTACTATCAACATATAGCTACAATAAAGCAATTATATCATATTAAATTTGTTATGACATACTAATATAATCAATAAATATTATATTTTATCATCATTTTCTTTTTTAAGTACATAATCTTATATTATTATATTTTTCATATTTGTAGATATTCTAAATGCTTTATTAAGATTATGTACTCTAATTCTTTTATTTTAATATTATATTTCAAAATCTTCAATGGACTCGTGGTTGATTAATGTATTATTATTATTATAAAAACATTTATTAGATAAGATAATATATCGATAATGAGTTTGAAAAGTTATTGTTCACAAAATTCATATTCACCCGATTATGATTTTAATTCTAACTTTTTTATATCACGCTTATATAATTTGAAATATTCCGATAATGATATGTTTTTTAATCCAATGAATGATATAATTAATAAAATACATTATAATAGTGATCCTGAAGATTTTTCAGTATTTGAACATATATATCAAGTAATATATAAACATTTAAATTTAAATACTGATCATACTATTTTAAAAAAAATAAATGAATTTGAACTTTTATTATCATCTCTTATAATTTTAGATGAACTACATGATGTTTACTTTTCTTTAAGGTTATGTGATACTTCTCATGAATATAATACTTGTTTTCCAAAAAATGTTTTATTTGAAAAAATAAAAGTCAATTTTTCTTTATTAAATATACCTATGCCTACGGGAATGAGTAAAGAAACTATAGAATCTATTAGAAATTCAATTTTTAATTTTTTATCTCAACCAAATTTACTATTTATTAGAACATTAAATAATGGTTTATTAAAAGATATTAGCAAGACGGGTAAAGAACCAGGTAGATTCACACAAGAACAAATTTATGTAATAGAGGATACACCTATTACTGGACCGTATAAGTATGGTATTCGTGATAAATTTAAATCTAAATTAGATACAATTGCATCAATAATAGATTCTCATAATTGGACACCAACAAAAAATTATAAGATAGATACTGTAGATGAATTTAATATTATAAATTTAGCATTATTATATTATCAGTCATATTATAAAAATTTACAAATTGAAAATTTAGGAGTTAGTATACATATAGGTAAAAAGTTTGATAGAGATTCAATTTCAACTTGTAAAAAATATGATTTATGTATATCTTTGTGGAATGTTGATTCAAATATATATAAAATTATTGATTATATTAATTTAGATATATTAAGTGATGATAAAAATTTTTCAGTTATAAAAGTTTGTGAAACTTTAACAAGTGTATTATCATGTGATAAAATTGCCGATCAATTGTATAATTTTTTTAAAAAAAATAATGTAATTGATCAAATTACATATGCATTTATATTGAACATTTATTTAATAGGAAAAGGTTTTGGAGATTTTGGACAAGGATTTACTGCAGGTTGTGCATCTTTGTACAAAGGAAGAGAAGATGACTTATTTTGTAAATGTTTTGTTACGACAATAGATACATATCAATTTATAATTTCTTTGCTATGTTTATTTCCAACTATAATTGGAAATCCTGGAAAAGATTGGCATCATGCTATTGTGAATGACAGCAAACAATATTTAGACGTGAAAGTTATTGATGCACATAATAAAACAAGTAATATAAAAATATTATATTCTCCACCTTGTCAATATGGCATTAAATGTTATCGCGAAGATCACAATCACTTCGCTAATATGTCACACCCATTCCCACACCACTCAGAAAAAGTATCAATAGAAACTCTAACAAGTGAAAAATTATTAGAAGAAATTTTAAAAACACAAGCTACAGCATTGGCTTCTTCAGTAGCAGCTTCTTCAGTAGCAGCTTCGTCAGCAGCCACAGCGTCTTCTTCAGTAGCAGCTTCGTCAGCATCAGTATCAAAAGTAGTCAAAAGAATAGGAAAAGGAAAAGGAAGAATCAAAGGGGAAGTAGTGGCTTCACAAATTAATATTGACCATTATCAAGATGATATAAATAAAGAAATTGAATTATATATAAAATCATTATATATACAACCGATAAATATAAAAGATACTAAATTATACCTTTATATTTTAAAAAAAAATATGAATGAACCTATATTTTATGATGGTTCTTTTTTAGATGATGTACCTGATAATGAAAAATACCCCGAAACAAAAACAACCCTATCTACTCCCACCAATTTTAGCTATGAAATTTTAAGAGGAAAAGCAAGTAACGTAGATATGATAAAATTTGGTAATTTGTATGCTACATTTAATGCTTATAATACCAGTGGAAAACAAAAATATGATATCTTATTAAAAGATGTTTTAAATAAAAAGTTTTCTATGAATGAAGTAGAAAAGGCCTATACTTCCAGATCTGTAGAAATATTCAAAATAGATAAAAATATATTATCAAATATTGTAGAACATTTAGCAACAAATAATCTTGTGTTAGTAAAAGCTTCAATTAAAAAAATAAAAGAATATCAAGAAAAAGATTTAATTAAAAATTTTAAACATTGGATTAATGATATAAATGGGGGAGGATTATTGATTAAAAATATTATTATGTGTAACCGTCATAAAATCAATAATAAACCTACAGAAGGTGTTAGGTCTCAAAAATTAGAAAAAGTATCTATGTTTACTGATATTATTTCAAGAAATTTATCTAAAGTACATAAAGTTTATAAAATTATAATATTTTATTGTGAATTATTAGAAAAAATTAATAATAATCAAATCGAATTAAATGTGATTAGAAAAAATATACTTGAGCAAATAAAGAATTATTCACTTGATGATATAAAAGGAAAAATATTACTTGATGTCACTTCATATCAACTTAATCAATTAATAGCTAAATATTCTATATTATTCACTTATTTTGAGGAAGGTAAAAACCATTTTTTTAGAAATGTGGGGTCTTCTTTAAATATTGATGGAATTTATATGATATTATCTGATTTTCTTAAAATAGAACCAGTAGCTTCATCATCTTCTACAGTTTTAGCAGTAGAAGATGATTTAGCTTTAGAAGATGCTGTTATAAAGGTATTGAATTCTATACCCAAATATTGTGATGTTGATTGTAAAGAATTATGTTGTAATTCCGATGGTAAATGCGCAGCAGAAGGCGCAATAGTAGCAGAAGACGCAATAGTAGCAGAAGACGCAATAGTAGCAGAAGACGCAATAGTAGCAGAAGACGCAATAGTAGCAGAAGGCGCAGCAGAAGGCTCAATATTTCATATTCCTAAAAAACAAAAAAAAGGAAAGTTAAATGATTGTAATAATAATAAAATACATTCAATCGAAAGTCGTTTTTTATATTTATTAAAAATACTTGAACAATCTAAATCAGATATTAGTGATTTGGAATATAATAAATCATTATTGAGACTAACTACAAAAACATTCAAACAATTATTAAAAACATATCATTCTACTCAAAATGATAATAATATAAATAATCTTAATACCATTAATGTAAAAACTCTTGGGATATGTGATACTATAATAATATATTGTGATAATATCGTAAAAATACAAAAACAGATAAGTCCATTTTTATCAACTATAGTAAAAAATGGTGGTGGGATAGATGATTATATAAATTACGATGCGATGGAGGTGAATGATGCTGATGAGGAGTTAAAAATTCTTATGTTAAAAAAAGAAATTGATAAAATTAATGAAAAAATAGACGAAAGTAATCAACGTATTCAAGAATCAACTGGTGAAAATTATCCATTAAATGATAACAACATATTTGATTATAATTGCATATGCGAAAATGAAAAAGGAACAATAACAACATCTGCTGAATACAAATATAATACCAAATCGCGTACCATTAATGAATCTGATAGTAAAAAACGATCATTGTCATATTCACCATCACCCGAATCATCTACAAAACGCACATATAAAACATTGCATACTATTAATGAATCTGAAATTAAAAAACGCTCATTATCAGATTCATCAGCACCAGAAGCATCTACAAAACGCGCATATAAAACAATACATAATATTAATGAATCTGATAGTAAAAAACGCACATTATATGATTCCTCAATACCAGAATCATCTAATAAACTTACATATAAAACCATGTATACAATTAATGAATCTGATAGTAAAAAAGGTGGTACTTTTAAATCTAATACAATACTAAATTATTTAAATAAAATAGAAGATATAAAAACTAAAATTAAATCATTAAAAAAAAATAAAGATAAAAATAAAATACTAAAAAAAATTGATCTTATAAAAGAACTCAAATTAAAAATTAAAAAACAAAAAAATAAAGAAACTAAATCAAAAACAACAACTAAACCTAAAACAACAACTAAACCTAAAACAGAGACTAAACCTAAAACAGAGACTAAACCTAAAACAACAACTAAACCTAAAACAGAGACTAAACCTAAAACAGAGACTAAACCTAAAACAGAGACTAAACCTAAAACAGAGACTAAACCTAAAACAGATACTAAACCTAAAACAGAGACTAAACCTAAAAAAGAAACTAAACCTAAATCTGGAACTAAACCTAAAAAAGAAACTAAACCTAAATCTGAAACTAAACCAAACAAAGAAACTAAACCTAAAAAAGAAACTAAACCTAAATCTGAAACTAAACCAAACAAAGAAACTAAACCTAAGAAAGAAACTAAATCTGAAACTAAACCAAAAACACCTGTAAATGAAATAAAATCTAAAACACCTGTTAAAAAGCGTTTATTTAATTATAATATCTATAATTTATAAAAGTTTTCATAATTTCTTTTTTTTTCTGTAATTCAATACGTTTCTTAGATACATCATCGAAAATATCAAGATCTTCAATTTCAAATGGGGTATTTTCAAAAATATAATCAATCTTATCAACGCATCTATCATGTTGTTTTTGTAGTAAATCGAACTGGAATTGCACTTGTTTTATTATTTTACTTTGCTCGCGCGCCAGCAATGCTAAATCTCGCGCTTTTAAAAGGTAAATATACTGCCTTGCAGATACCATTATATCATATATATATTACATTAACCTTTTTATATAAAAATGAGTACATAATTTTATTTTTTTATAATTTTCAAAGACCTTAATAATTTTAACATTTTTAAATAATTATGTACTCATTTTTTTATACACTTAAATATATATCAACTATATCTAATTGTATATCATAACATGATTAATTACGATTATATTCAGCACATCAAGTATATCGATTATAATTGTATAAAAGGTTTTCAATATGAAAAATATGTTGTTAAGAAATTACGAGAGTATTATGATATTGATGAAATATATTTATGGAAGGATGTTCCAGACCATTTATTGATAAGTTCAGGAATAATTTTAAGCAACGACCTTGTTTCTGTTAAAGAAAAATATAAAACTAATAAATATTATAGAAACTACAATGTTTTACTTGATACTGGTATAGATATAATATTTAAAACAAATGATGATATAATTTATCTTGTACAATGTAAGGCATATAACTCTATAATATCTCAAAAACACTTGTCTGGATTTTTTAGAACATTACTGGATAGCTATGTAATAAATATTAAAAACAATACTAAAAATAAAATTAGAGGATTGATAGTACATACCAGTTCAATATCAGATATTATAAAAGATAGCTATTGTTATAAAGAAAATATTGTAAATGATATTCATATTCCATTTTTTTCTAAAAGTCCTAAAAATAAATTAATAAAATATAAAAAAATTAGCATTATATTTATGATTAATTTTAATTGTATAATACTTTATATTTTATATATAATAAATATTTATGTTAATAAATTATAAAATATAATATAATTAGAAGTAATAATATACACATATGGAAAAATACAATATAAAAGCAACTCCATTAAGTGATAATCATTTGATAAAAGAAAATAAAATAAACGCTAATAAAGAAATAAAAGAAAACATATTATATCTTAAACTTTATCGTAAATTTAATTGTTATAATACTCAATTGGAAAGAGCTACATCTAAAACATCTAGAGCTACATCTAAAACATCTAGAGCTACATCTAAACCATCTAGAGCTATATCTAAAACATCTAGAGCTACATCCAAAACATCTAGAGCTACATCCAAAACACCTATCAATAAAATAAAACGTCCTAATCGTAGTATTTCTTATCTTCAGAGAATAGATCAGGGTGTTGAAGGCGGTGCAGGTGATGAAGAAGAAGAACCACCTCAATCATTGTGTACAGATAGTTGTGATGATAGAGATTGTAATTTTGATTTTACACCATTATTTAGATTTTTATGGCGTTATTATGTCATGAGAGCACCTGGTATAGATAGTGATGAATGGGATGATCATATACGAATTCCCATTATTCACGGTCGTAATAAATTAAGTGATAAAACTAATTCATATAAAATGAAACATATATATGTTATTAATCGAAATACTATAACAACTGTTGAATATACTGTAAAATTACGAATTAGAGTTGAAAAAGATTATGGAGATATAAAAAAAATTATATATTCAATATTAATTGAATATAATGGTGATATACATTTATCATATTTTTATAATTATTTCCCTGGTTCTTGTATTGCAAATGTATGCGCAATTCATTTTACTTTCAATAATGATAAAGCTTCAAGACTAGATTATTCATATCGTTTTATATCTGATAATATCTATAAAGTAGATGAATTAAATTATAGAAGATCATTAATATTATTTGCATTATTTCTTTATAAGTTGGCTTATTATATTGCAAACCCTGATTCATTATCTGGTATCCATGAAACAAATTACAGTCAAGGTATAAAAGATTGGTTAAATAGAATAACAAATGATAAAGATCCCTTAACAGGTCGTAATATTATAAGATCTACATTTGAAATTAACAGTATAGCAAGATATTTGTGCTCTATTGCTATTGGAATATTTAATAATTTAAAGATAGCAGGTCATCTATTAGATGATAATACAGATAAAGAATATATCGATAAACTCGAAGAAGTTTATTCACTCGACAAGCTATTGTCTGGTGTTCGTAATGTCGGAGGTAAAAAACAATCAGATAAAATAACAAACTATTTCAATAAAATAGCAAAATTTAAAGAAGATATTAAAGTATTAAGAAAAAATAAGAAATTAAATAAAATAGATAGAAAAAAAGAATTAATTGAAGAGCTAAAAGCTAAAATTAAAAAAGAAAAGGAAAAACTTAAAAAGAAAGGAAAATAAAGATATACATAATACAAGGGTCTATATTATCAACATATATTCCATTGTATGTGACTTATTCTATCTGCTTAATATAATAATATATTTCATCCATTATACCATTGTTTTTATTTATTATAAAATCAGTATAGTTTTTATAAATACATATAATATCTTCACTGATTAATGTCATGAATACTACATATATAATTATAAATATTACACTAAATATTACATCATTGTTATCAATATTATCATTATATATCAATAATAATGGTGGTATTTTTAACAATGTATTAATAAATATATAATAAAATAATAATGAATTTTCATTATTATTGTATGCGATATTACCAATATTAATTATATAAAATCCTATTGCTATATAAAGCAATATTATTGGATTGTAACGAAATAGCTTAGCAATATATAGATAACTATAAATAACAATCCAAACAGATAAAAAATATAAAACAGGTATATATTTTTTATCCATAATTTATAACCACTCCTATATATTAATAATCATTATAATCGTCGAAGTAGCTATCATAATAATAAGAAAGATCATCATAGTATAGTTGTACTTGATCCATAGATTTTTCATGATATTTCATATCATACTCACCTGGTATTTCATCTTCAATATCATCTTCAATATCATCTACTGAATAGAAGAATACATCAGTAGATTTTTCGTCAAACATTCTCGACAACATTATACAATTGTAAATATAAATAATAATCAATTTTTATAGAAATCTAATAACTTATAATAATATTTGGATATCCTATCTTATAATAATCAACAATTGAAACTTTGGGATAATTATCCCAAGTAATTTCAGATATGTTCTTGACTTCTTTCTTAAACATTTTAATTATTTTTATTAAAAATAATATCAATTTTTAGTATTAATTTACTAAATAGATAATATCATTTTTATTATGTAGCAAATATTAGATTAAAGAATGGTTTATGAAGACAATGCTAATATATGGGAATCAGGAACTAATAATAATGGAATAGAAGTAAATAACCATTTTCATATATCAGATACTGAAGAGCGTTTAATAATACAAAGAGGAACAGGTAATATTGGAATTGGTACAAATAATCCAACAGAAAAACTTGAAATAAATGGTACAACAAAATCTGAAGATATAATATTATATTCGACTTTAAGTTTTTTAAACGCAAATGTAGATTTAACAACGGGTAGTATATTCACAAACAATACATCTGGTGACAAAGATTTAACAATATCCACAAAAAACGTAAGTACTGAATACGAAAGTACTGAATATAATAATATGGGAATATCTATTGAAACTAATAATGGTATTTTAAAATTAGCTAAAAATGGCAAGTTAGGATTTGGTACAAGTTCTCCTGTTGAATATATTGATTTTGTATTACAATATAATAGTTTTTTAAGAATAAATGGATTGGGGCATATTTTGATGAATAATGGGAATTCTCCAGAAAAATGGACTTTAGCAACTCGCGATAATGGATATTTTACAATAGCAAATGATAAAACAACAACATATGGTGAAATAGATAATTCAAACTCTAAATTAACAATTAAACCTAATGGTAATATAGGTATAAATATAAATGAACCAACAGACAAATTACATGTTAATGGAACAATTAAAGCTAATAATGTAAAATCATCTACTATCTATAGTGATACTCTGACAGTTGGTGATATAAATAATGATAGTGAAGAAGGTAATATTATATTCGCAACACGAAGTGATAGTACACATAATAGATTAATGCGTATCGGAATTGATAATGAATTATATTTTAGAATTGGTGATATTGGTAATTTTGACGGATTAACACAATGGACATCACCAGTTAAAATATATTATTCAGCACCTAATTCATCATTTATAATAAATGAATATGGAACTTGTATTTTTGGTAATAAAATATTAACATCATCTAATGGAATTGAATTTAATGATGGATCTATTATGACATCTAATAATTTTAGTACTGGAAAGTGGTTACAATCGACAGATAGTGTAAATAGATTCTATTTTAATACTAATGGAAGTACTAATATAGGTAATAAAATAACAATAAATCAAAATAGCTATGTTGATATAACAACAAATAATGGTTTATCTGGTAGTATTGCAAATAGACCATTTTGGGGTAGTACTATTGTTAACACTTCAACAACAATATCTACGTCAGATTTTAATTTCCCATTGTCATTAAAAACAAATGAAGCTATTTTAACACTTACATATTTTATAACAAATTCAGATAGTAGAATAAAGAAGGATATTCAAGATTTAAATGACGAAGAGTGCTTAAATAAATTATTAGCATTACAGCCAAAAAAATATAAATACATTGATACTTATGCAAGAGGTGATAACTATACATATGGTTTTATTGCACAAGAAGTAGAAAATGTTATTCCCGAATCTGTCAAAACAACTCAGCAATATCCACCAAATATTTATTGCAATTATAATATTTCTAATAATGATGTTATATTGACTGATAATTTAAAATATACTCCAGTGTTAAATCATAAATTAAAAATAAATGAGAGTAATGGTAACATATTATACTTTGATGTTGTAGAAATAATCAATGATCTAAATTTTAAAATAAGTAATGAAACAAATACAATATTAAATGGGGAATATTTCATATATGGATATTTAATATATGATTTTAAATCATTATCAAAAGATCACTTTCATGCAATAACAGTATCTTCTGTTCAAGAATTGCATCGCAAAATTGAAAAACAACAACAGTTGATAAATCAGTTGCAGGAAATATTAAGTAGAAATAATATATCATAAAAAGTATAAATTACAAAAAGTTTATAAAATTCATAGAAAAAATAAAATTATTTTTTTATTGATTTTTTTCTTTCGCAAAGTAACCTACCTTGATTATCTGTTATTTGCAAATTTTTAATAGCAACATCTTTACGCTCTCCAATAACCATCCATTCTATTTCTATATCATCGATAGTATTTTTACAATTTACTTTTATAACACCATTATCAATTTCGCCAATAACGCTATCATAAGTTTGATTATTCCTGAGATATAAAAATGGATTATTATTTATATTTACAAAAGTACCATGAGACATTCCACCAGTTGTATTACAATCGGTATCAATATTAATTTCACCATAACCATTACTTATTACTTTTTTTCCTCTATATATATTATCATATCTTGGTCCTTCTAAACTACCATGTTGTAACCATTTATTTTCATTTAAAGGATGTTGTATTTTGAAAGATAGAGAACTTTTAGTAATAGTACCAACAACATCTAATTTACTGGTTGGATTAGTAGTACCTATACCAACATTTCCCATAAAATACACATCGGAATTATAAGCTTTATATTCCCATTCTATTAAGTTTATATAATCACTACTGTATAGAGCTATATCTGCAGGTGTACCAAAAAACTTATTTCCAATATTAATTAAAATTCCATCTTTATATAAATTATTAGTACTAATATTACCATTAACATTTAAATTATAATTTGTAAGAGGATATGCCCCGATTCCAACATTACCATCATGAGTTACATTAGGATTAGTAGCACTATACTTCCATTGTGCAAATTCAGTAGTTATAGTAGGAGTTCCCATATTTTTTTTATACCTTACCAAAACAACACCTGAACCACCTGAATTATCAGAAGATATATCGGTACCACCACCTCCACCACCACCAGTATTTGGTAAACTGGAACGGGATTGTTCACTATATAATACTTGATTATCATTATTATTCAATATTGATAAAAATCCTGCTCCACCACCTTTGCCGCGACTGCCAAAACCTATACCATTTATGTTATTTTCAGATGGATCATAAATACTGTTTTCGTATGGCACGGTAAAGGTCTTTGCATCATTTTCGCCTATCGTACTTGCTGCTTCGCTTGACGTGATTTGAACTTCTATAGAGTCGCCGAGCATCACCTGTGCTGATCCTCCGTTCCAACCATCACCAAACGAATCAAAAGGTACCAATTTATAGGTTTCCCCTTCTATCAGATCAACTATGCTGGGCGTCACTCTAACATCATCGTAAGGGATATTAGGATACCCACCCCCATACACTATAAACACAACTTCATCGGACGCATCTCGAATCTGAACAGACATCTCCTGATCCCAATTTCCACCTCCAATAATAATTGTGTATGATCTGCGATTTCTTACAATTGTGTATTGTTTGTGAATCCCACCGCCACCACCACCAGCAAAATATACTTTATCTTCATTATCAATGTATTCTCCAATTGAACTATTTTCACCTAATCCAAAATGAGTTTTAAAATTATAAATAACACCATTTATAGTAATTTCTGCTAATCCGTCACCACCATTACCCCCCCTTGGAATTGAATCAACTTGATTTGTTCCAATTGTACCAGCACTACCTGCACCCCCACCACCACCACCAGAATTTGGAATTGATGTTAAATCCTTGTTTTCAAACAAATCATAATCTAAATGATTTCCAATACTTCCAACTCCACCATTATTACCATATCCATCTATATCATCTTTTACACTATTACCACCTGTATTATCCAATACATAATTTATAGAAAAATCTCCTTTACCGCCACCACCACTACCTCCATTATTTCCTTTATATGGAGCTTTGTTGTATAAATTATTTATTATACCTCCTCCGCCACCAAAAGCGGTTCTAGTAATTCCAGAACTATATTCAACTATACTTGAAATACCATTTGAGCTTGCCCCCCCCCCATCTCCCACATTAATGATAGCTGATGTTAATGTTACTGATTTATCAAAAATTAAGCCACCAGCACCACCACCACCAATTTCACCAACACCACTACCACCACCCCCACCAACTATTAAGAAATCACATATTGTCTCACTATCAAATGTTAATTTATAATATGATTGTCGCTTTGATAAAGTAATTTTTAATTTAGAACCTAATACACCTGTGCTTCCGACAGGACGTTCAATCATTAAATAATCGCCAGTACTATATGGATATTCAAATGATATTGCATTATAATTAGTAATAGAACTTTTAACAACATTAGAAATTATTAAATTATCAGATGTATCAATATATAAATTAATAATTGCATCTATTGATGGATTAATTTGCGCATATTCAACTTTAATATGATTATATTCAATTGGTAGAGGTATTTTTATAATACCTCTAATAGATACATCGTCAGTACCTATACCATCAGCACTTATACCATCACCATCAATAAATGTCTTCCATATATCAAATGTTTCAACCCCATCAATTCCAGGTATAGTTTTAGCATACTCATTAAATAATGCATAGTCGGTAATATATTGTACACAAAAATCATAAACTAGTTCAAAATCATTTCCCAATGTATTATAATAAATGAATGTTAATAAATTATATTCTTCATCTATTTCTTTTAAATCAACTTGTGTTGTGATATATTTAGGAGTATCTACAATAAATACATTGCCGTCATCATAATCTACTTCAATGGTTTTATTATTCAGTCCAATAGGCATTTTGGAATTTCTCTCTATATAAATTAGTATAAATATTTATATAAAAATAAAACATATTAATATTCGCATATTAATGTTCGCATATTAATTGTCCTGTAGAATTTGTTAAATTATTATTAATAATATCTTTATCTCGTCGTTCACCTATTACTAACCAATCTACTAATATATCATCAGTAGTATTTAATGAATTAATTTTAATTTTACCATCTTCGATATATCCTTTAACCTTATCAAAAGTTTGATTATTTTGTAGATATAATTGATAATTTGTATTTAAACTAATAAAGGTACCAAGTGTCATTCCACCTGTACTATTACATTCAGTATCAATATTTACTTCACAATATCCATTTACTGTTAATTTTTTTCCACGATATATATTATCAAATCGCGGTCCTTCAATACAAGAGTGATATAAATACATATCATTAACAATTGGATGATTAATTTTGAAATTCTTAGAAGTTGCAGAAATATGACCACTAACATCAACGACCAGTTGCTGTGTTGATCCTTCTATTTCGTTAAATTCTTGATAGAGACCAGAGAACGAACCTATACCAACATTTCCCATGTAGGATACTACATCATTAGTATCTGTGCCTTGTGTGTATTTGCTGTATATCCAACTTGATAACCCTTTTTTATAATAATTATTACCTAATTTATATCTAATAATTATTATACCCGAACCACCTTTATCATACGTCCCCCCTCCCCCCCCTCCGCTATTTGGTAATGCCCCGTATCCATCAGTTGGTCTATATGTTAATTTGAAACCTCCACCTCCTAAACCTCCTTCACCTCTTTTTCCAATAGTAGTACCAATTTTACTACCACTAAAAAACGGGCTCGATATAAAACCACCACCACCACCACCACCAGCAAAATATACTAAATTTCCTACATGGTGTCCTATATTAGTATCTGTAATATTAAAATGTGTTTTAAAATCAATTCCATTTTTTCCTGATAAACCATCACCTCCTTTTTCTCCTGTTTTATTACCATCATCAAGTGATGATAATTCAGCATTATTCCCAGCAAATCCAGCTCCACCTCCTCCTCCTCCTTCTGTACCGTTTCCAGTATAACCATATCCTCCATCGTTCCCCTGATCAACATTTCCGGTACCTCCTGGAAAAGAACCAGTTCCAAACATTGGACCAGCACCACCACCACCACTACCTCCATTATTACCCAAACTCGGTGCCGCCTGGGCAAAGTCGGCTCCTTTCCCTCCTCCTAATGCTAAATATAATGAACCAATTGAACTATTATCACCATCAAAATCACCAATACCACCATCACCAATTGTAATATCATAATTTCCATTTAATAATACATTTTGTTGAAAAATCAAACCACCAGCTCCACCGCCACCACCACCACCACCAAGAATAAAAGTATCATTTTGATAGAAGTTATCGGATCCTTTACCACCACTTCCACCACCACCAACAACTAAAATATCACATATAGTTTCTTCTGGAAAATTAAGGTTATATTGTGGGTAATTGTTATTTTCAATATACGGGAATGAAATAGATTCATATAGACCATTTCCATCTCCGTATATTTCAGTATCTGATGAATTTCTAACCCATACACACATACCACCATTCCCACTCCCCCCTGGAGTCATATTTAGGGTCTTATTTTCACTGGGATTTTCAGAGTACAGAACAGCTCCTGAAGAGTAATTTTCGGATGTAATCGTCGGGATTAGCCATTCCCTTATATGTGGAAAATTTCTTATGCTTCCTCCTAATATTGTTACTGGTGATAGAACCCCAACACTCAGACTTTCAGATATAATTTGGTCTTTGTTACAATATACCCAGTGTAGCATGTTCATTGTTGAAAAACAATATTGGTCAAAAATTCCAAAAGGAATACTCCATTCTTCAGTAGATAGTTTTGTTCCTTCGTTTAATGAAATATTACCGACTAAACTATCACCTATTGAAAACCAAGTAGAAGATGTCTCTGGTAAAAACCTAACTAATCTCCATCCATTAAGTCCTGTTTCTACTTCTGCTATATTTTTAGAATAGAGGTATGTTGGTGTTATTACAGTATTGTCTGTTATTTTTGATGCGATTGGTTTATTATCATAAATCGAATAATAATTTTTTGGTAAACTTATTTTTTCATCATTAATAAATATATCACCACTAATATTAACATCACCAACAATCGTTAATGATATTGATGTATCAGCATATGTTCCGATACCGACATTACCTAAATGGTATACACTTGTATCTGTATTACTATACGTCCATTGAGCATCATATTCAACACCATTATAATCTCCTTTAAATTTAATAAAATCTAATATTGAATAAAAATTAATATATAAACTTTCATCATTTATAATAATGTTATTATTATAAATTTCAATAGGCATAGAATGTATCTCTATATTATTTATATAAATATTTATTTGAAATATTCGCAAATCATTTTTCCATTCGAATCTGTATTATTTAAATTAACAACATCAATATCTTTTCTTTCTGCTATAACTATCCAATAAATAGTTATTTCTTCTTTGGTATTATCACATTCAATATGAATTTTACCATTTTCAATAGTACCTTTAACATTATCAAATGTCTTATTATTTTGCAAATATAATTGACTATCCGTATTTAAAGCATCGAATGTACCTACAATAAGACCATTTGTATCATTACATTCTTTATCAATGTTTACAACACATGTACCATTAACAATAGTAGAGCAACCTCTATACAAATTGTCATATCTTGGACATTCAATATTTCCATGGTAAAGGATTTTATCTTTAATAAAGGGATGTTCTATTTTGAATGATTTAGATGTTCCATTAATAATACCATTTACATCTAATTTAGATATTGGTTCATCTGTTCCAATACCAACAATACCCCCTATATAATATACATTGCCATCATCAGTATAAGTCCAAGAAGAACTATATTTAGGAGGAGTACTTATCAATATATTATTCAGATAAAGTTCACCTGTGAAATTAATACCATTATGAACATTTAAAATCTTGGTAATACTCGGAGTCGTACCTATACCGACATTACCTAAATGATATACACTCGCGTCAGTACTACTATACGTCCATTGAGCATCATAGTCAATACCATTATAAACTCCTGAAGATTTAACAAAATCAACTTCAAACGTAGTTTCATTGTTTACATTAATAATAATAGATGTATTATCTAATTCAATTGACATTGATATTGTATCTCTATTTAAATTTATATAAATATTTATATAAAAATAAAATTCGTAATATAATTATGTTAGATTACAAATTTTTTAAAATTGTTGTAAATTATCATAATATATTTAAAAATAATAAAAGTAATAATCTCCGTGGAAAACTCGTGCAAGAATTATTTACTAAATATAAAATTAATGATAATAAGAATATATTAAATGGTATTATGATATATATGAATTCTCATTTAAATTATTTTTCAATTATGTAAATTTTTTTTTTAATATTAATTATATTAATATGTATAATTTGTTTGTTAAGATTTATAAAAATAATTAATTATAATAGATTAGTACAATATATCATGAATGAAAAATGTGCAATGGATAGTATAAATAGTAATATGCATTTTTTAGGTTTATTATTATTAGTATTTATACTAATTGTGGTGATAATATTTTTTTATAATAATATTATAAAAAAACATGACAACATTATAGAAAAATATGTTACAAATGATTATGGATATTCTTCGATTGATAAAATATCTAATTATGGATCTGGAAGTGATTTTAATACCCATTCAGATAGTGAATTAAAAACTTATGAAATAGATGACAAAAATAAAATACATTTACGCAAGTGTAGTGTATTTTTTGTAGGAGAAGAAGATGAAACAATAGCAGATTCTGGTCTTTGGTTATTAGTAGATAAAAGTGAAATAGATGAAGGACAAGCAAAAGGTTATGGGAATTTTATTAAATTAAATCAACAACAATTCATAAAGGTATATAATTTAGTTAGCAAACATTTTGCTAATGATAATGAAGAAACAAAGAAAATAACAGATCCAAGTATACTAAATGAAAGTAATAGTGATCTTTATCATAATGATAAAATTGATCAAATTCAATTTTTTAAACCATCTTTAAAATTACATAATAAAAGATGGAAAAATAAATATAAATTTATTAAATATTTAATATTATTTAGTAGAGATAAAAACGGCTTATATTCAAATAAAGAATTAAATAAATTATTTAATGAAAATCAAATTACAACATATAATTATTTAGAAATAGAATTCGAAGGTAAAAAATATTATATGATGCCTTTAAATTCAAAAAATAAGCTTCTACATCGTGTATGTTCAAATAAAAGGTATAGAGATAAAAATAATACATGTGGATATGAATATGAAGATAATTGGTTTGAAATTGATTATACTACTACCGAAGATGAAAATGGCAATACAGTCAATAGTTATAATCCTTACAAAATTTACAATCAAGAATATACAAATTATAATAAAGAAAATTCGCAAAATATGATGAAATCATGCTTTAAATTAAATAAATATGGAAAAAATATTAAATTTAAATATAATCAAAATGGCATGGTAGAATATGATTATAGTGGGGTTGATGATGATAATTCTATTATTATGAAACATAGTGGCAATTACATAAATATGAATTTTGAAAATAATGAAGATGCATCATCTAATTATCGTGATATAATAGATAACATATGCTCTTTTAAAAGAAATAAAATTAATGATGAAAAATTAGCAAATAACACAAAATATATTAAATTTATTTTAAATGATAAATTAAATGTAGAAAGTGTTCAATATGTAAAAATGAATGAAAATCAAACGGGATTTGATAAACGTGAAAATGATATACCTCAGTTAATTGAGGATGCAGCATTTGGAATGATGATGGATAGTTACGATATTAATCCTACAACTGGAAGATATTCATTACATTTTAAAGTATTTAAAAGTATTAATGTTCCAACTATTCAAAATGTTGAAATATTTAAATTTACCTATAATTATTTATGTGATAATAATATTACACATTTTTACAAAAAAAGTGCTAAAATGAATTTAGGTAATTTGATTATACCACCAAATCCAAATATACAATATAGTCCTAATAAACTATCATATTACTTTAATGATTTAGAAATAGATTCTAGTTTTTGGAACACATTTATACAACAAACAAAAGATAATGTGGATAATCCGATTAGCCAGAAAAAAGCTATTATTAATGCGCTAAACGATCAAAAAGAAGCAAAACTCAACGAAATAATAAAACGTTATTTGGAAACAAAAGGTGATATTCAAAACATGTTAGTTAATCCAGGTATAAGTGACCCAATAACTGATATGGGTATTATTGACAATTTCACTAATTATAAAGAAAATTTTAAAATTAATGATCTAAAACAATATTATACAAAAAATGAATTAGAAAGAATGGGTACAATAAAGTTGGGTCAAATTGAGAAAGGGTGGATGGATAAAGAGAAAGAGCAACTTTCGAAACAAAATTTAGATATATCACAAATGTTCAAAGACATAAATGATTTAACAGCGCAGGATTTTACAGATCCATATGGTACTGTTGTTCCAAGTGATGCAAGCAAAACATTTGGTTTTACAGAAGGGTTTTTATTTAGACTAATTTTAACAGATACAAATTCAGTATATTCAGCTAAAAATAAATTTTCAACAGTCGAAGCATTAAATCATCGAGATAATATACCAATAACACTTGTAAGTGATAATTTTCTAAGTTTAAAAGATCATGGTATTAAAAGAGCAGAAATGCATGCATATCATCAAAATTATTCTCATACTAATCGTGTAATTAGAGCTGCTGCTCGAGGTAGCGGTTTACATCCAAGACATCAACGCTCATGGCATGAAGGTGGTTATTGGCCAACAGCCAAAAGAGCAGATAATGGTAGTGTGAGAGGTGGAACACCACATCATACTGCAGGATTTCACAGAACGAGAGTACGACGAGGAAGGTATTACTACTATTTGTGGCTTGGTCGTGGACGTGTTGACTCGTGGAGTATAATGAAAGGAAAAATGGATAGAGGAGACTTAATAGCGCCAATTACGAATAATACAAAGAGATTAAATAAATCAAATTGGTCAGATGGAAAGAATTATTATACACAAATATATCGTACATATTTTTTGGCACCACATACTGGCTCTTATGAATGGGAAGTTATTTCTGATGATGCTGGTATGCTTTATTCTAAACAAGTTTATCCAGTAGATAATGGGAAAATACACCAAATGTTATTAGTTGTAGATAATGCAGGACTTCACAGTCCGAGGCCTCGGTCTGGTAAAATTGATATGGTAGCAGGAAGGGTATATGAATTACATGGAACATTTACTGAACGCTCAGGTCGTGATATATTTGAAATGTCCTTTATAGTAAATGGATATAATAACAATGAAAAAAATTATAATGTTATTTCTAAAAATAAAGATGACAATGGTAATTTTACAGCACATTATTATCAAAATATGTCAACTATATCGAGTGAAACAAGACATTTAGAAAATATCAAGTGGTCAATGTATTCGGATGGTAATTTTTACGCAGATATAGAAGCATTAGCAGATAAACCATTTAATATGAATAAAATTAAATTTATAAATACTATTATAACAACAAATATTATGCCAGAACAATATAATAGTATTAATGTTGATGATAAAGAGTTGAGTAAATATTATAATTTTTATGTTAAAGGTAATTCTAAAAAATTATTTTTTAAGATAAGTTTAACAGAAAGTGGTTTAAATGCAAAATATAATATGATAACAATTGGTGATTCTTATAATGAAGGTGAAAAAAGTACTTTTGCAAATGATTACTCAAGCCATGTGGATGTTTTAGATAATAAAGAATATTTTAATATTGGTAATGATGATATAATAACATCAATACCAACAGAAATAAGAATAGAACCATGGTCTTTTGTAAGATTCATAGTATGTGGATATATATATCTTGATGAAGGAAACTATAAATTTTATGTTAATAATAATATACCGTCGCAACATACGTATAAAGATAATAAATTTATTTTGCAAGGAAGAAATGATAAAATACTAGAAAGAATAACTGAAAATAATAAAGATATTAAAGTAAAAGTATCTGGATTCTATAAATATTCCCATAATTGTTTTGTTCAAAATAATAGTAAAGAAACATTAGATGTAGGAAAATCATTAGTAGAAATTAAAAATAGAATAGAAGATATAAAAAACACAAATTATGGCAAACAAGCTACAATTGACGAATTAAATAAAATTTTTAATTATTCTACAAGCGCTGATAAAGATATATTAAATTTATTAGTTGATGTTATGGCTGTTGATACTAATAACGATTTTATTAATACAGTATTGGAATTTAAATGGAATCAAGGAAATATTATAAAAGATACAGAGATGGATATACCTTCGTATGTAAGTAAAATAAAATTTATGAGAGATACTTCTACAAAAAATGATTTAATAGAATATTCTCTGGAATATGTAGAAACTTTAATTGATGTGGAAGTTAATTATATTGGTAGAGCATTATTTCCAAAATTCGAATTAAAATGTGATTATGAAAGTTTAGATGGTAAAAAATCCTATAATAAGAGAGAATTATCAAATGTGTTATATACTGGTAAACGTATGCATGAATACTATTCTGAAGGCAATGATCATCTTTTTGAAGGTGTAAAATCATTTGAGAATTTCTCAAATTACAAAGAAAAATTTAGCAATAATTTAGGACCATATTTAAATGAACAAGAAGGTAGAGGTAAAGATTTACACCATATTACGGGTATAAAAACAATATTAAAACAGCTAAAAGGAGTTATTAGTCAAAAAAATATAAAAAGAGATGAAGAAATTAGAAATGTCAAACAAAAATTTGAAATATTACATAACCAACTATCTCAACAAAATTCTTATAAAAAATATTTTGATGAATATATAGTTGAGTTTAAAAAAAATCCTAATATTGGAAGTATTATAAATAATAGTTCTCAAGATGGCGCTGATGTAAGTACATTAACTGATAGTCAAAAAAATTACATATATAATCATATTACATATGAAAAAATACCAAATATTAATGATAGAACAACATCGGATTTAAATAATGTTAATTTTAGATATAAAGATAAATCCGATCTTTCTTTCTATGTTTTAGAAAGTTCAATTACAGGATAATAAATGATAACATAATTTACAATATTCTATTTTTTTCACATATTAAATTTCCATCGTTATTTGTTAATAGTGATTGTTTAATATTTTTATCTTGACGTTCTGCCATTATCATCCAATCTATTTCTATTTTATCTTTAGTATTTTCCGAGTATATTTTTATTTTACCATCAAAGATTTCACCCCTCACCTTATCGAAAGTTTTATTATTTCGTAAATATAATTGTGGATTTCTATTTAATGCTACAAATGTGCCTTCAGACATACCACCTGTTTCATTACATTCCCTATCTATATCTACTTCACATATTCCTTTTATTATAGTTTTTTTTCCACGATATATATTATCATATCGTGGTGCTTCAATACTACTATGATACAACCATTTATTATACCCTAAAGGATGATAAATTTTGAAATTTTTATCAGTTGCAGTAATATCACCATCAACATCAAAATTAGTTGAAGAAATATTACCATTGACATCAAATGTTGATGGTGTAATATCTTTTTTAATAGAAACATTCCCCATCATATATACATCTGTATTTTCAGATTTATAAGTCCACTGAACCATTTTATCTACAGTAAATTCTTTATATTTAATTATAACTATACCATTGCCACCATTTCCACCTACAGTTCCAGACACACCACCGCCTCCACCACCTCCAGTTCCATGCTTACCATCTTCAGCAAGTATACTTGGGCTTGATTGTCCACCGTTACCTCCACCACCTAAACCCCCAATACCCATTGCATCATATCCCCATGAATCAAAATCAGAATTTGCACCACCACCGCCTCCTGCGTAATATGTAAGAATACCAGAAATATCATATTGTTTACCTATACCACCATCTGGACTTTGTAAACCAGTAACGACGGCGCCGCCTATACCAGATCCTCCTGCACCACCACCACCACCAGTTACCCTTGTACCTGAGCCGCCGCCATTATACCCATTAGAGCCATTATTTCCAAATTCATATAAATCATCACCATAACCACTACCGCCGAGCGAGGAGTCATAAGAACCACCGCCACCCGATCCACCATCATCTCCATTAACACTTTCGTGACCCCCCCCTCCACCACCTTTAGCTATAAGAGATTCAAAATTACTAATTAATAAACTATCCATACCAATCTTACCATGTGATCCATTACCATTTTGTGCTTGTAATCCACCTTTACCGACTTTAACAATAACAGATCCTTTGATTATTTGATTTTGTTTATAAATTAATAATCCTGCACCACCTCCACCACCATATCGTGTTCCACCACCTCCACCTCCACCAATTACTAATATATCACATATAGTTTTTTCGGGAAAATCTATAGTATATTCTGTTTGAATTTCATTTCCTTTACTATGTTCAAATTTTAATATTTTATATTCGGTATCATATGAATATTCAGAAACGGGATTTGAAGAGTCACGAACAAAAACACACATACCATCATCCATTGTTAAAACTGGTAAACTATTCCCTGGACTGCTTAAAAGACCATTTTCAGAATATAATATCATATCACCACCATTATAAGGATCATTTATAGGTGATGTATTATGTGATCGCAATCCTATCCATGGATCTTCTGGATTAGCACTTCCTCTATTATGCCAAGTAGCATAATAAGAAGAAGGTATAATAGATGATTTAATTATTCTTCTTGTTCCCGAAGAATAATTATTACCAACAGCTTCATGTTTAGTAGTATGTAGCCAATGTTTTAAACCACCTGTTGAAAACAAAAATTCATCATATGTACCAAATGACACACTAAATGCCGATGTATAATCATAAGGTGTACCATATATTGATGTGCCTGTCAAATTATCATTATAAGGATGCCATCCACTGGATCCATATGGTAAATAACGCACAATCCGCCATCCTTTAACACCACTTGCTTGTTCAGCATAATATTGCAAATATTTAGTGCGATCCGTATAATAAGGTATTGGTATTATAGATGATATTCTAACATTATAGGCATTACTATTTCTAACTAATACATAAATATCTGTATATTGCGTAACATTTGATCTTGGAGTCCAAACACTACTAACAGGAGAATCTGTTATAATATTCTTTTGTTCATGATAAACTATATCGGAAGGAATCGAACTATTCCTATCTTTACACATTATAAATGGAGATTGATTGTCATAGTTTCCATCACTAAATAAATTAAAAAAATATATATTTTCATTATAACCATTTTGTGTTTTTTTTATTGTCGTAGATGTCCAATTTAAATTTCGCGTAATAATATTTCTTGATTGTTCTCGAGTCATATATGAATATTGCACCCCATATTGTGATCCTGTTCTATACATATTGTTATCATCGCGTATAAATATTATTTCATCCCATTCTTCAGGAAAAGGTTTATCAAAACTTCCATAATCATCAAATATATATTTATGCGTAATCTGAGGTATTATTTCACGACTTTCATATGCAGGAAACCATAGTGTAGATGCTGATGAAGAATATTTTACATAATGCCATCCTTTATAACCACTGACTTCTTCTGCGAGTCTAATTGCTTTATCAACAACGATTGGTCCATTACAATCAGTCTCATTATAAGTTTTTTTGCTAAAATTGCGTAGCCCATTTATTGAATATATATTACCCGATATATTAATATCACCATTAATATTTAATGTTTTATCCGAAGATGACTTAGTACCAATTCCAACATTACCCAAAAAATTAATAGTAGGTGTTATTTCATTATGTTTCCATTGAGGATCATAGTCATATTCTTCATATATAGATTTATATCTTACAATTACTATACCAGATCCACCTCCTCCTCCTTTATTATTACCTTGATAATGTGTTCCACCACCACCTCCGCCTCCAGTATGTCTACCAGCACTTCCACCTGGTGTATTTGGATGTGTAATGACATCTTTTGTTCCACCACCACCACCAGACTCACCATCATTATATCCAGTACCGCCATATGTTGTGTTAATAGCACCCCCACCCCCTCCACCTAAACCTCCATTACCACCTGTTGTATTATAACCTCCGCCACCTCCTCCACCTGCCCAATAATATCCAGTTCCCATAATATCATTATATAGCCCATCTCCACCCTTTGGTGCTCCAGATACAGTTCCACTCCCACCTACTTCACCAGCACCACCACCACCTCCTGGATAATAGGTTGATGTTCCACCACCACCATTATTACCTTGACTTGATATTCCCATTCCTTGTCTACCTGTTACTAAATAACCACCACCTCCACCACCAGATCCCCCATCTGTAGCATATCCACCTAGTGGGTGATCATTATGAGATGAACCTCCATAACCACCACCATATGATATAATATCACCAAAAGATGAATTATAACCTTTTTTTGCATTAATATTATAGTTATGAGAGCTATTTTGCCCAAATGTATTACTTCCTGGTGCACCAGCTCCCCCATCACCAATATAAATAGTTATAGGAGTATTGGCAGTCGCAGAATAATTTTGTGTATATACATAACCACCCGCTCCTCCACCACCACCAATATCCATACCACCACCTCCACCACCACCAACAACTAAAATATCACAAGAAGTATCTTCTGGAAATGTTAAAGTATATTTAGTCATATCACGATAATAATTTTGACAAGATCTGTAATATAGTTTTTCAACTTCTTCTTCTGTTAATACAGTATCATATAATCGGAAATCATCAATATTTCCCTTAAAATGTCTGTTAGCAGAACCTAAACTATTACCTATATTTAAATATTTAAATGTCGATAATGGTTTTTGTCCAGTAGCTGTATAAATTTTAACATTATTTAGATATACTTGCCAATTACCATAATCATCTATAGTAAAAACTAAATGATGCCATATATCATTAAAAAAAGTACTACTTGAAATAACTTCATTAATATTATATGTACTACCATCAATAATTTTACCAATCCATAAATTATTATTTGTTCCATTTTTGGTTATTCCTAAGCGGTTATTAGAATCCAAATTAATTTCATATATACCAGCCCAATCATCACTATCTGCCGCAGCTTTAAACCACCCACTTAATGTTATACCTCTTATCAACCATATTTTATACATGTCGATAGAAGTTGGTGATGTAAAATATGTATCACCAGATAAATAAACTGAAGATTGATTAAATACATAATTTTGCGTATCATATGTAACAGTTCCTGTTGCTACTAAATTATTACTATTACCACTGCTATCAGTTTGATTGCCAATAAATTTATTCCATATTACTAAATTATTCTTATCTTTTTCATATAAAACTGGTGAATTACTATTATTGTTATTGTATAATATAGCTACATCAGCAGCTGTTAATACTATATTATACATTCTAAAATCACGCATTAATGATTTGTTTTCTAAAAAATATGTAGCAGTTGTTTCATTTTTACCAGCACCTATTCTTAAAGAATTCTCTGTATTTACTATATATGTAATATTAGTATTTGAATATACATTTTTACCATTTACATAAATATTAGTATTACATTTTTCACTAGATGTTGTTAATGTTGTTATTACTATATGTTTCCATCCACCAGTAAAAATATTACTTATAATAATACCAGAAGGCGAACCACCAAAATACCATAAATGCAAATCTTTATTATATTTATAAATAATCCATCCTTTACTCGGACTTGTTCCTCTACAAGAAGCCAATGCTTTTGCATCACCTGTACCAGCTAATTCTACCCATACTGAAATACTAAATACTTTGGGGCTAAAATAACCATCATTCTCTACTTCATAGTAAGTACTTCCTGAAAAAAAAGCTGTATCATCATAAAATCCATTAGAACTTGGACTATATTGTGTTAAATGTTTGTCATAACCACTACTATCATACCAACCATTATCTAATTTATACCATGCTATTAAGTTTTTTTCATCAGCAGAAATTTTATTATATGTTTTATTAAGATCGTATGTAAACATAATATACTTGTCATCAACTATTTTTGAAACTTCATTGATACTTTCATAAGGAGATATAGTGGGCGTATTAGTTTCAGTGTTATTTTTGCGTGTACCAGTCGTTTTCATGTGTTCTAATATAAAATCACTCGTACCATCATTAATTACTATATTGCTATTTTGTATAGTAACAGACATTGAGTATGTAGTAAACTTCTCTATATAAAATGTATAAATATATTTTTAAAATAAAAATGAGTACATAATTCGAAAAATCTTTGAAAATCTTAAAAGTTGTAAAAAAAATAATTAAAAAAAAAATATGTACTCATTTTTATGTATAATACATTCATTACAAATTTACATTATATTCATTATAACCAGGCATATAATGCTCACATATTAAGGAACCCATAGCATTTGTTATTGGTTCTTTAACAACATTTTTATCTTTTCGTTCTCCAATAACCATCCAATCTATTTCTATTTCACCTGTTGTATTTTCACAACGTATTCTAATAATACCATCTGTACCAATTTCTCCTAATACTTTATCATATGTATTGTTATTTTGTAAATATAACTGATAATTTTTGTTTAATGCTATAAAAGTACCTTGAGTCATACCACCAGATTCGTTACATTCTCTATCAATACTTACAGAACATTCTCCATTTTTAATTGTTTTTTTACCTCTATATATATTTTCATATCTGGGAGCTTCAATAGTACCATGTAGTAACCACTTTTTATTATTTAATGGATGAATAATTTTGAAATTTTTAGTATTACCAGTTATATCACCCATTATATCTAAAGCGGTAGATGGATTAGTTGTACCTACACCTACCCTTCCCATATGATATACACTATCATCATTGTTATAAGTCCATTGAGACAAATTATAAGAAGTATTATATACAGTTTTATATCTAATAATTACTATACCAGAACCACCATCTCCTCCAATAGTATTAGAAGAACCACCACCACCACCACCACCCGTATTTGCAAGAGCAGAACCTCCAATACTACTACCACTACTATCACCAGGAGCAGCTGTTGTGCCAACACCACCTCCTCCTTTTCCACCACCACCGTCATTTCCACCATGTGTTGTGTGTCCCCCACCTCCTCCACCAGCAAAATATACCTTGTTTTCGCTTGCTATATATTGACCTACACCTATACCAAAAGATGTTCTAAAATCATAACTAATTTCACTTATACCTGACAGACCATCTCCACCAGCACTTGAACTTGCGTTACCTGGTAATCCTGCTCCTCCTCCTCCACCACCTTTATCACCACTTAAATTAGTTGAACCATTATTACCTCTACTATAAACTGTTCCAGATGAAAATGTATCACTACTACTATCTTTAACACCAAACCCAGATGTTCCACCATCAAGCGTATAACCATCACCGCCTGCACCACTACCTCCGTCTTTATCTGATGATATATTTGTATTAGTCCCTCCTGCTTCAGCTATTAATGTACCAAAAGAACTATAAGTTCCTTTAATAGCAGGAATACTACTTGATTGTCCACCAATACCTTTTTCCCCAACAACTATATTATAAGTTCCGTTTAAAATAGCATTATTAACTAAAATTAATTGTCCTGCCCCACCTCCTCCACCGTGTCCAAAACTTGCACCACCACCACCACCAACAATTAATATATCGCAAGTAGTATTTTCTGTAAAATTAACTGTATATTGTGGTTTTTTACTTAATAATAAATATTTTATAACTACTATTCCAGAACCACCCTCTCTATGAATACCAGTTCCATAATCATCACCACCGCCACCCTGACCTGTATTTTGAGGAGTTATAATAGAATTACCCGAAGTAGAACCATACCCTGCCCCCCCTTTACCATACTCTATACTTGTTCCAGTTATAGAAACATTATCACCACTACCACCTATTCCTCCTGTTTCACCCGAAGGAAGACCACCATTCCCAATAGTTCCACCGCCACCACCGCCACCTCCTGCACCATCATCAGCACTATTATTATTACCGTCATAATCACCTTGTCCTCCATTTCCTGCGGGTAATTGTCCTGATTTAACACTTCCAGCACCACCACCTACGCTTGCTGCCGATTGTGATGTTAAAGGATTAGTATACGAAATAGTAGTTCCTGATAAAGGGTCAAGACCCCACCCACCAGCACCACCACCACCACCTGCTAAAATATTTAAACTACCACCTGTAATAGAAGATATTTCACCACTAAACCCACCGTGATGATGAACGCTACTTGTTCCTCTTGGTATATCTCCACCATTACCAACATTAATATCATAAGAACCTTTTAAATCCACGCCTTGAAAATATAAAGCATCGCCACCGCCTCCCCCTGATCCCCATCTACCCCCCCCACCACCACCACCTACTACTAAAATATCACAAGTAGTATTTTCTGGAAAATTTACTGAATATAGTGGGGTTTCTTCTTCTTTACCATATATATACCATTCATCAAAGTTTAATACACCATCACCATTTGATAATAATTCATTTATAACAACTGCGAAATAATCATACATCCCAGTTGTTGTTATACTTTCTTCAAAATCTAAACTTGAATATGTTGGTTTAGTTGTATTATTATCAACCAATACTATCCAATTTGAATCATCATTACTACCATATATTTTATAAAAACCAGGAGCTCGTTCTTGGAGAATTGATGCGCCTGACCTTTGTTTAAAACCATATTTAGTTAAATTAATTTTTACTGGTAATTTAATTTTTAACCAATCACCTAAATAATCACTTACTATATTATTTGTGGAATTATATGTTCCAGACGAATATTGATTCGATGTACCGTGAAAACCTATTGTTTCTGATTCATCAAATGCTGAATATACTGACCAAGAAGATTGCAAAGATGAACTTTCAGAAGTTTCATAAAGACCATTACCATATTCTTCTCCTGATATTGTATGAGATAATGATGTTAAATTACGAGTAGGGGGATACATTCTTTCTACTGCAACAACATGTTGAACATACGGAAATGTTAAATATTTATATCCAGTATCTGCGAGCGTTTGTGGTGCTATTGTATTATATACGGTATATAATGATGTTATTTCCGCAGGTGATAATACCCTATTATATATACGAAAATCGTCAAAATACCCCTCGAAATCATCATAATCATATGAAGAACTATCACCCCACCTCGCAGCTCTACCTATACTAAAATGTCTATTAGTTATGCTATTATGTGGTGTGTTTAAAATAGGTTCTGTTCCTGTTTTATGAACGCCATTTATAGACATATTATATGTTGTTCCAGTATTAGAAATAACTATATGATACCAGTTATTAATGGATAAAGTAACATCACTTTGAATTGGACTACCAAATCCTGTACCATGTAATGCTACCCAATAAAGTTTCCCTGATGTAATCCTTAAATACCAACCACCTCTTATTCCTCCACTTGAACTATTGTCAAACCCACCCATAAGATAAGAACCAATTGATGAAATAGGATATACCCAAAAACTTATAGAAAATGAACCACTCCATACAGCAGATAATGCTGATAATGAAGTTATACTAATATACTCGTTATTTTGAATTAAAGAAGATTTACCTTTTTTTTTTATATAACTATTATAATCAATTGTTCCAAGTGTAGTAGTTATATGATTACCATTGCCACTGCAATCATATAAATTTCCATCAAACTTATAATGTGCTATAAGTGAATTATCAATTACAACAGGGTATTCTTCAACATTTTCAATATATGGAAATGTCATATATTTATAATCATTTTCCAAATTTTCTATTCCAAATATTCTTAAATCCGTCATCATTAAATATCCATAAGATCCAGATAAATGTGTAACAACTAATGCATAATATCTATATTTAGTAATTGTATGATCGATATTAAAATACGTATATGTACTATTTACATAAGCTGAACTACCTATATTAGTAGATTGATGAAATATTTCAGTCCATGAAGAATGATTAGAATCATCGTAGCAACTATCTTCATTACTGGCAAATATTTTAAATATACCTGGTGCCCCACCACTAAAATCTGTGTTAGTCATATCTACGTTAGAACGTGGCATTATCCCAATATAGATTGGATATATACGGCGCCCTATATCCATAATTACATAAATACATTTAGTTCCACACCAATTCCCATCACTATTATAAGCATATGGAGATACTGTATTATATCTGGAATGACTATGAAAATTATTTGATTGTGTATTATTGATACTGTCGAACAAATGATACAATGGATATGAAGTACTAATTAATTCAGATGATTTAGCACGAAAATAGTAGTTATTATCATTCCATTCTGCTTCCAAATGAGTTTTAATTCCTGCAAATGAAGTACTATTAGATATGGGATACGAAATAACATTTTTATAAATAGATTTTTGTATATCGGTTAGCATTTCTTTACCATATAATTCAAATTCAGTCATAGCTAATGAAGTATTATTGGTACTATTCCAATTACCTATTTTTTCAACAAGTAAACCAAATGTATTAAAATTTTTTTCTCCAGTAAATCTTTCCACATCAGTTATTACTTTCATATAACTATCATTTGATGTTATGTAAGTATTAGTAAATGAAGAGCCGTCTGTTGCTAAAGAATCGTGAATTATTGCTTCCCATTTTTCGTCACCATCATTACATCCAAAAATGGTATATTTATGTGGTAATCTGCATCTGTTTATTCCATTTAAATAATCAGTTGCTACGAATATATATTTGGTTAAAATTATTTTTGAAGGCATTTGTATAGTAACCCAATCGCCTTTTTTACCACCTAAATTATTTGTACCTACATAGTTACCTGAACTATATTGATTTGATCCCCAGATTCCGTCAAATGAATTTGTAAATACATATCCAGGTCTTTTAAAAACAAAATGTGGTGACGAGAGATTGTCTGGATATTTAGAACTATATTTAACAATATATTTACCGCGCCCATATGGATTATCATTATCTGTTATATTATATTCATCTGGAGATAAACCATCTATTCTATGGAAATAATTTATACGAGCATATTGTGAAGGATATAGGCGTTCATCTCTATATACTATTGGTGCATTTTGCTCTTCACCTGAAGTTTCTTTTATATATTTAGGAGTTTCCAATATAACACCATTTTTATATAAATCACCTGTAAAATTAATATCACCTTTAATATTGAGCATATAATTTTCATCTGCTTCAGTTCCAATTCCTACTGCTCCAAATGAATGTATATTACTACTTGTTTTATTGTGTATCCATTGAATAGTGATATCTTCATCATCTTTATAATATAATTTATGTCGAAGTATAATTAGACCACTTCCTCCGTGACCACCTTGATATTCGTCATATCCATCGCCTCCTCCTCCACCTCCCGTATTTGGTAATCCATTAATAGTGCTTAAGCGATATGTTGTCTTCATACCACTTCGACCACCACCACCCAAACCACCATTATTATAATATTCACTTCCACTATAATTACCACCACCACCTCCTCCTGCGAAATAAACTTGACCTCTGTAGTGATGTCCAATTTTTTTATTTTTAATATTAAAATATGTGCCAAAATTAATACTATTAATATTCGCTAATCCATCTCCGCCTTTAATTAAATTATTATCATTTGGATTAGTGGTATGACTATCAGCTCCTCGAGCGCCTGCTCCACCGCCACCACCCCCTCCCCATGGACTATTACCATTTCCGTTTCCACCTTCATTGCCAAAAATTTTAGTACTCATATAATGTGGATCACTTGATGTGCTATATAAGTTTCTAGAAACTGCTATAACATTACCATTAACTATATTTTCATTTGATAATAAACCACCATTTAAATAATCTTTACCACCCGCCCCCCCACCAGAACCACCTATTCCTGCGTGTTGCCCTGTTGCTGTACCTCCTCCTTGACCACCACCTCCACCTTTTGCTCGGTACATATAAGAATCATTAATCATTATTTCAGTATCACCACCATATTCACCAGTTTTCATTGCAGTTGTTACATCACCTCCTATATTATTTTCTGTTTCAACACCCATACCACCTTTGCCAACACGAAACTTATAATCTCCACCACCTCTAAAAGTAAAATTATCATGTATTAGAGATCCTGCTCCCCCTCCCCCACCCATACGACGACTACCACCACCACCACCACCAACAATTAATAAATCACAGTCGGTATCATTATCAAAGTTAACATTGTATTCTGTAGAACTATAATTTCTATATAATTCATATACTTCTGAACCAGTTAGACATTTATTATAAATACGAAAATCATCAATATAACCTTTAAAACTACTTGATGAAGATCCTGTTCCGTGTCCTCCAAAATTAAATACAGATGTATCATCATGAAATCCAATACCAATAGCGTGACTATATGCAATAGTTGAATTTGTTATTGTAGGTTGTAATATACCATTTCTATAAATATTAACAACATCTTTTATATCAGTACCAGATTTAAGATTAATTGTTATAGTAATATATACCCATGTTTTATATGTTAACAGAAATGTTGAAACTGCATCATAATAACTAAAACTATCAGGTCCGATATAAACATGGAATTGGTTACCAGATTGTCTAATAATAAATGATTGCTCTTGTCTAATTATATGTTGTGATACATTTGTAGCACTATATGTTTGTTTAGCCCAAAATGAAAATGTTGTTTCTAATCCAAGTGATTGCGACATCCAATTTGGAGGAGATATAGTATAACCTCTTGAATCAACCGCATCACTTTTATAGAAAGAACCATAGCCTAAATATTTATCTTTAAGTGTAATTTTACCATCATTAATTGTATTAGTTTTTTGAGTCATAATTATATTTAATGGATTCGGAGCAGAATTATAAAATAAATTATCATTATCGAATTTCCACCAAACGACAAGATTATTTGCGTCAGCGGATATACTTGGATATTTATTTTCATCATAAGTAAAATTCAAATATTTATATTTATCATTACTATAAGAATAATTGTCATATAATGTAGGAGTAACTATTGCAGTATCTTCTTTTATATTTTTTCTTTTACTTTTTTTTCTCACTAAATCTAATGTGAAATTACTTGTTGCCGTATCTATAATAATATTACTTGTATTTATTGTAACGGTCATGCTTTTCTCTATATAAATTAATATATATATATTTATATATGAAAAAATAATTTGTTTAATTTTATTACTTGTTTTTTAACGAATTTATATATAATTGATAATAAAAAAAATATTAAATACTTATTGTTTTTTTACAGATTTAGTTTTCTTAACGGGTTCTTTTTTATTGACTGGTGCTTTTTTCTCGACGGGTGCTTTTTTCTTGACGGGTTCTTTTTTCTTGACGGGTTCTTTTTTCTTGACGGGTTCTTTTTTCTTGACGGGTTCTTTTTTCTTGACG